AGTAAGCGAAGTGAGTTCGCCGTTTACCGACGCGCCCGTCAGCAATCCAAGTTCTCCAAAGTAATCCCCTGGCGCCAAGCGCGCGATCTCAACCTTGTCTCCATCGTCTTCTACGGTTCCCCTCAGTACACCAAAGCCGACGATGTACAAAGCGTGCAAAATCGTCCCGTGGCGAGCAACCAGCGTCCCCGGCTTATATTCCTTTAGTTGCATCTGGCTGGCCACACTGGAGATCTCATCGCGGGTCAGAGTGGAGAACAGGGAAATTCCTACCAATAATCGCTCCGTGGTTCCCAATTGTCCGGAAACGGCGTCAACGCTTCTCGTGATTGAGTTCAATCGCGGCGCGAACTTTAGCCCCGCTGCCGAAACCGTCTGGTAGACCCTTTCGAATAATTCATTTTGAGCTTCATCGACCTTGCCAATATCACCGACCGTGTAGCCGAGTTCAAAGTCCATGGACTCCGCGCTTATGTCCTTGATAGTAACGCCAGGCTCTGGTGTTCGCAGAACGTGGGTGCTGCTCAACAGAGCTTCTTTAAGCAAAGCACAGGTGGCGGCCGGCGTCGTCAGCGGCTCCAGTTTGATTCGTAGGCTTGCACCATGCACCCTAGTAGGCTTGCTGCAATTTACAAGCTTCGCTTTCGCGATCACGCTGTTGGGAATAATTGCGACGTCATGATTCCCAGTCAAAATATGCGTCGCGCGCCAATTCGTTTCTACGATCTGCCCCTGGAGGTTATCGTCCATAATGATCCAGTCGCCAATATGATATGGTCTCTCAATATTCAAAACTACGCCTGAAAAGACATCTGCGAGCGAACTTTGTAGCGCCAGACCGATGATAATTGCCAATGCGCCGGACGTTGCCAATAGGCCTTTCACCGGAAGGTCGAGCACATGGGAAACGATCGAAAAAAATGCGGAAAGATAAATCAGCGCGGCCAACAGGTCTTGAGCAAGCTTGGATTCCCGTTTACCACCCAGTACGACGAATGCCCGAAGGAAACCCGTCGCTAGCCAAGCGGCGCCGAACCACCACAGTACTTCCAGGGTGCCGACAAATATCCGCCAGGTTTCGTTGCCGGTGATCACACCAGGTCGATAGGGAAAGACGCCGCCGGAACCCAGCAAGCCCGTAACGATTGTGAATCCGAGAAGTTGAGCTAAAAAGCGTGCGAGAGCACTTCGCCATTGGCGAAGGCGAATGATGAGGAACCCTGCGACTATCGCAGCGGCGGCCAGGACTAGCGGATGATCTGCGGACAACAAACCGAAATTACGCGGCGGATTTGGATTTGATGCGGCATTGATGGCTGCATCGCTGCATCCAAGGAATGCGCCGCTACCGTTCGGCAATAGTCTGGCATTCTCTTGGATAGCGCGGGGGCGTCGGTGCAGAAAATGACATGACTCACAATGACCTCCTTAACCGGTGCAGTTGAAATGTCGTGCTCAGGCTTCGACCAGCTACGTGAGCGCACGTGATGACATGGATGCCTCGTTTCTGAGCCGACGATCCATCTATTACCTGACGCCGTTATGGACACCGCATTTTCGCGCGCGCCTCGTCGGTCTGCTTGTCGTCTTTGGCCGCCACGTTTCAATTTGATGCGTGCAGCAGCATTCGTCTGTCCGCCACACCGTACCGCGCGCGCAGGAATTCCTGAATAGTTATGGGAGGATGCCCGGTTATCCTCTCGATGACCTCAATCCTTCCCGCAAAGAAACCGTTTTGATAATCCTGCGCAATGGCAAGAATATGCTGGGATAGTCGTTCAGAACCTAAATCACCTGCGATTGGCCGACGATTTTTCTGCCGTAATTACGCATTTGTTTGACCGCTCACGAGTTGATCGAGGCATCCGTAGTGCGTCCAACACTGGACCAATCCTGAATCTAACTTAAGCGGTCGATGCTTGGTGCGGAAGCCTATATATTTCGATGGATGTCATCGGATAAATAGATAGTTGGTCTAGTGCCCGCGTGCCCGTGCTTTGCGGAGCCCGCTGTTTCATGGAGAAGCTTCACATCCTGGTAGGCAGGTTACGAAGTACCTCTCATATCGCTGTGAAAGGCACATCGTGGCCCCAAACAAAAAGAACCCCAAGAAGGCGTCGTGGCGGCGGCGAACCGTGAACGGGCGGTGCTCTCGACGGTGCTGACCTACGCCGAAGACCGGCTGGCAATACCTGGAACGGCCATGATTGGCGCGCGGCGAGCGCGACCGACACTGAGGGCCAGAGCTTGGGCGAGGGTCACACGAGACCTGAAATTTACGATCGCGACGGGTATACTGCGCCGCTCGATTGAACTGGGGCACGCACATCGTGCCCCGGGGCACAAAAAGCGCGGTTTTAGGCCGATTTTGAGATTGATTCAGGTTGTTTTTTCTTTGAAAATAAAGTATTTGGGCCGTTAGCTCAGCTGGTAGAGCAGTTGACTCTTAATCAATTGGTCGTAGGTTCGATCCCTACACGGCCCACCAAATCAAGCACTTACGCGCGATTTTCTGAAAATGTAGAAATTTCGTGTAATCTCAGTGCAGTACCTAACTCCGCGCTACACAGGCGCAAGGGCTGCACCGAATGGCTTCAATTCAAAAGATCGAGTCGCCTCTCACGGGCGAAGTTTCTTACCGTGCGCAAATCCGAGTAAGAGGCAAGTCAGAATCCGCTACCTTCCCTAAGAAGGCTGAGGCGGTGGAGTGGGCAGGCAAGATCGAGAGCGCCATCCGCGAAGGCAAGCACTTCCCCCACGCCGCCGCGCGGCGTACCAGCTTCGACGCACTGGCGCAGTCATACGTTAAGCACGCACTCGGCGATTTCGACGCGAAGCAAAAGGCCACACGGGTGCAACAAGTGACGTGGTGGTCTGAGCACTTCAAAGGCAAGACCGTTGTGGAAATTACGTCGGACGCCATCAAGCTAGGCCGCGATGCCTGCGCCGCTGAAACGTTCACCAGGGGCAAGCCACATACAAACAAAAAGACGGGCGTGGTGACGGCTCCGAAGGAATACAAGCGCACGCCCGCCACCGTCAACCGATATGTGGCGGCGCTGTCGGCTGTCCTAACCTACGCCATCAGCGAGCACGTTCCCCCGCTGCTGAGCATCAACCCCGTGAGTACGATCAGCCGCAAGAAAGAGCCGAAGGGCCGCACCCGGTTTCTGTCTGACGATGAGCGCACACGATTGCTTGACGCCTGTGCCAATTCGGCATGGCCGCCGCTGCGCGCGCTGGTGTTGCTGGCTATAACGACGGGTGCTAGGCGCGCAGAAATGACTTCGCTCGAATGGAACGATGTGGACACCACTACGGGCCGCGCGCTGGTGCAGAAGTCAAAGAATGGCGAACAGCGCACGCTGATCCTGGTGGGCGAAGCACTCAAAGCATTGCAGGCGCTTGAAACTGAGCGGGCCGCGAAGCCCAAGGATCAGCGCAGCGATTTTGTTTTCCACGATGAGCAGGGCGGCGCGATGCAATTTTTTGATAACGATTGGCACGCAGCGCTTGACGCCACCGGCATCGAGAATTTCCGGTTCCACGATCTACGCCACACCACAGCCTCATATCTCGCAGCCCAGGGCCGCTCACTGCTGGAAATTGCGGACGTGCTGGGTCACAAGACGCTCGCGATGGTGAAGCGCTACAGCCATCTCGTGGTAGATCACAAGGCCGGTGTGATTGAGAGCATGGTGGCTGCGAAGGGGCTTTGATGGGTACGCATGCCAAATTGCGCTTAGCAATTGCCGCAGCCGAGTTTCCGGGCGCGATGCGCGAGCACGCTTTGGAGCAAATCGAGCAAGCGTTGATGCTCTATCACGAGGCCCCTGTGGCCGCCGCTGGTGGCCGTGGGCGGCCGCGGGATACGCAGCTCGAATCGCTACTCATCAACATTGCTGTGCAGTTCCACGTGGCTAAGCCGACTACGCCGGGAGTGACCAAGCGGGGCCAGATCTACAGCGGCGCTCTCGTGGATTTCGTGCGCCAAGTGCTAGAGGCCGGGGAAATTCAGGCGGCGACCCGGAACCTTGGACGCTTGATCTACAGCGTGATCCGCAAGGAAGCGCAGATACACGGCGATCTGGCCGAGTACCCTCCAATGACCAAAAAACCGGGCGACGGTCGGAGCGAAGATAAGGGTGGCCGAAGACGCCAGAGCTGGACGCTGCCCACTGATGTGACTGTCCCCGACGATCCCGCCAAGTTAGCCAAGGTATACGCGAGCAAGCGCGCCCGCCGACGGTCTTAAGCACCACGCTGATTTATTGGCCCTAATGCGATCTGAGTTCCCCGGTGCTGAAATGTGCTGCATTGAGTTCAGCCATTCGGAGATCGCATCGTGTCAGAAGTTTTACCGCCCACTAGCGAGTTGTTCCCTCGCCGCCAGCTCTCGCAGCGGCACCCACACTTACTCAGCGTCAATCGAATTGACTGGGCTCTCCGCCACCGAGACGCAAACGGGCTAACAAAAGCCCGCGCCGTGTTCGATAGCCCGTGCGGCGAAATCCTGATCCACGAGCCAAAATTTCTAGAGTGGTTCCTCGGTCTCGCGGGCCGCGGTAAGCCGCGCCGCGCACGTCGCTCTGCGGTGGCGTCATGAGCGACAAGGAATTAGGAACCGCGCTGGCTGCGCAAGGCGATATCCATATCGCCACTTTGATGATCGTTCAACACAAGCTACCACTCGATACGGCGGGCGCGATTGAGTGCGAACGCCTCATCCGCGAACTAGATGAGAATCGCCGTCCGATCTGGAACGAGGGCGACTACATGCGCACCACCATCTATATGGCGCAAGGTATCGTAACCGAAGCGTGGAAAGCGCAGTTGCGCTCGGATCAGAAAGTTACCCTTGCAATTAGTGACGAACTGCGGATCACTCGGCGCGACGCGGAAAGCCTTTGGACGAAGATTAAGGCCCTGAGGCAGCGCACATGAGCGACGCGAAAACGCCGCGCCAGATAGTGCAGATCACGTCCGCGAAATACGGCAGCGGCATGACATTCCTCTATGCGCTGTGCGCTGATGGGTCTCTGTGGGGACGGCTGGAGAATGGCACCGTTCATAACGCAGCATGGCAACGCGCGGACACATCCGCAATCGTAGAGCCGACGCCGTGAGCCGCGGAGATTCTATCCGCGCTGGTTTGGCGGTATCGCCGCGGGTGACGGTGCCTGATGAACGCTACTCCCACGTCGTGCGAGTGTTTCACCGCGCGGGCCTTGCGTGGCAACTCTCATCGCGTCCGCTGCTAGATGCTCAAATCACGCGAACCCTCGGAACGCTTGAGGACAGCATGAGCTTCAACTATTCCGCCGATGCGCCAGAAGTTAAAGCAGTACATCACGCTTACGAAAATGCCGCGGCCTTCGCTCGATGGGCCCGAAGGCATCCCGATAAGATCGCGCGCATTCTGGCTGAGGCTGCAGGCCGCCCCCTCGGCTCCGTTGAAACGCTAACCCCATAAATGCGAAAGCCCCCGAGTCGCACATGACCGGAGGCTTTCAAGGAACTAACTGACGTGACTAATGTACAGAAAATAACCACATCTAGCAACGTGCCCGCGCGCCCTAAGCTAGCTTTGCGCAAGCCGGTGCCGAGCGCGGATAGCTTTTACTTCAATTGGGTTGCAGGCCGCCGGGGGCCGCGCCATCGCTACGCGGTTTCCGCGGAGGCGTTCATGGAAGCGAAGCGACTACGAGCGATGGGCCTCGAAGTCCACACTTACACGGCTACCGAGATCACAGAGTAATGGGCGCAACATTTTTCGATGCGCTCGCAGAGCGACGCGCATTCATTCTGTCGCGCATCGTTCCAAAAGAAAACGGTAAAGCCGACAAGGTACCGTCGCACTATGAGACGGGCCGCCCCGCAGACTCCCAAGATCGCGCGCTGTGGATGAAGCCCGCTATTGCTCAAGCGTGGTTAGCTCACCACCGAGACCCGGCGCTGCGCCTAGGGCTGATGATTGCTGACGGTCTTGTGTGCATCGACATTGATAACTGCGCAGTGCGAGACGCCCAGGGCAAACATATAGGGTGGTCGGATACCGCCCTCTCAATCTGTAACCGCTTCCCGCTGTGCGCCCGTGAGGTATCCCAGTCGGGGACGGGACTGCATTTATTTTTCCACGTGAAGGCCACGCCAGCCCACGGAAAGAAAAACACCGCGCTAGGCATCGAGGGTTACACCGAAAAACGGCACATCATGCTATCGGGGAACCCGGTCACCGGCGATGTGTTGGCCGACTACACCGATGAGTGGGCGCGATTCGTGGCGGACTACTTGCCACCGATGGCCGCAGCTAAGAGTGATACCGAGTGGACAGAGAGGCCCGTATGGCACGTGCCCGGAACTGCCGACGATGGCGAGTTGATCAAGCGTGCGCTCCGCTCGATGAGCGGTAAATCGTTCACCGGCAACGGCGCGTCGTTTCGTGATCTGTGGGAAGCGGATGCGGACGCCCTAGGCCAGCACTTCCCCTCACAAAGCGATACTTACGACGCATCGAGCGCCGATCTATCCCTTGCGAATCGGTTGATATGGTGGACGGGCGGCGACTGCGAGCGCACGGAAGCGCTCATGCGCGACTCCGCCCTAGCCGATGGCCGTGATTGGAAGTGGGACCGCGAGGACTACCTACGCGGCACCATACTCAACGCTCTAGAGATGATCGGCAAAAACCCGCCGCAAGGCATCTCGACGGTTCCCGCGGGAACCCCAAGTGTGACAGCAGCCGACGTAGACGCGTACACGTTGCATGTAGATCGCACCGACCAAGGCAACGCGAATCTGTTGATCCAACAAGCAAGCGGCAATCTGCGCTACGTGGCGGAGACAAAGCAGTGGCTTCGGTGGGATGGGAAGCGATGGCAACTCGATGAGCATGAGGTATTCGTGACAACTTTCGCGCTCGGTGTGGCCCGTCACTACATCGAGGAAGCGCGGCGGCTCAAGGATGAGTCTCGAATTGATCTCGCCGAAACTGCGCTGGCGTGGGGCCTCAAATGCCGCAACAAAAGTTCGCTAGACAACATGATATCCCTCGCGCGAAAAACGTCCGGGGTGCCAATCTCTATAGTTGAGTTGGACCGCAAGCCCTACCTACTCGGCGTGGAGAATGGCGTGGTGGATCTGCGCACCGGGGAGCTGCGCGAGCATGAGGCGCGCGAGGATTTCGTTACCAAACGTTCGCCCGTGCGCTACAACCCCGCCGCCGCGGCACCACGTTGGGAAGCGCTCATAGCTCAGGCTACCGGCTACCCGATCCCCGCGGAGCGCGATGCTACCGGCACGATCATTCCCGGCACCGTGGGTAGATTCACGCCGCGGCCCGAGCTGGCGCACTACATGCACAAGGCCCTGGGCTACAGCATCACGGGAGAGACCCGCGAGCAGAAGTTCTTTTTCGGCATCGGAGAGGGCAGCAACGGTAAGGGGCTGATCTTCGACAACACCAAGGCCGTGCTCGGTCCCTACGCGGTGGCCTTGCCCTCCGATGCGCTGATGGCCTCTAAGAACGGCTCCGACGCTGAGCGGCCCACTGCGTTAGCGGCACGGCTTGCCGGTGCGCGGTTCGTGGTCGCCTCCGAATCCAAGGAAGGCCAAAAGCTCGATGTGGCCCTGGTGAAAGCCCACACGGGCGATAGCGAGATGACTGCGCGGCGTATGCGCGAGAACCCGTTTACCTTCGCCATCACGCACAAAATCTGGCTGCTTACCAACGTGCGGCCCGCCATCGATCACTTAGACGCAGCAATGAAGGGCCGCCTGCACCTCGTGCCATTTGACCGGCGCTGGAATAGGCCCGGCGAATTCGAGCGAGACCCCGCGCTACCCGATGGCGATAAGGGGCTCATGGCGGAGCTGACCGCCGAAGCCGAGGGCGTGCTTGCGTGGCTGGTGCGCGGTGCCGTGCTCTACGAGCGCGAGGGGTTGAAGCCGCCCGCCGAGGTGATCGAAAAGACGCGCGAGTACGTAATGGAGCAGGACTACCTAGGCCGATGGCTAGCCACGTTGCAGCGCTGCGCACCGAAGCTCGGGACCGCCGCCGCGGAGTTGTTCTCTAAATTCCAGCATTGGTGCAGCTCGGAGGGAATCGCTGGCGAGCTTGGCAACATGACCGCCTTCGGGCGCGCGCTACGTGGTCGCAACATAGAATCCGTACGAGTGTCGCAGGGAATGATGTGGGGTTTACGCTGCTTGCAAGAGCCGCCGCCACCGCTTCGCTAGGCGAGGCCCCGGCTAAGCATTCTATGTACCGTTGTATAGTCATGTATACATTTCCTAGATCGCATTTACTCTTGGAATTGCTATAGGGGGAGATGTAGGAAAACGATACAGGACTATGCATCCCTACATAACCGTGGGTATCCAGCCGAGCACGTGAGCACCACTGGCCCGCGCTCAGAGGGGCGCGACCGCTAAAAACTTTCCGGGCGACTTTTGACCGATTGGATCTGTGCGACCAAGAGATATACAATCAATTGGTCAATGCGTAAAAAGCCTATTAACTCAGTGATACTCCGCGACGCACAGGAACTCAGTGCAAATCCCGTGCAGCGTGAGCTAAAACCGGCCGTCGTCGCCGACTCTGCGCTATCGCCCAAGCAAGAGGCGTTCGCACAGCACTACGTGGAATTTGGCAGTCTGCTGGACGCCTACCGTAGCGCGTACAGCGTGAGCACCACAAATCCGCACACCGCGCGCAACAATGGTTACAAGGTGTTGAACCATTCGCGCGTAGCCGCCCGCATACGCGAGCTGCGGGGCGCACTGTGCGAGCGCAGCCTCATGAGCACCGGGGAGCTTATCGCCGATCTGGAGGCGATGGTGACGGCCGACGTGAACGAACTCATGGCTATCGACTACACCAACTGCAGGCATTGCCACGGCACCGGGCACGGCTACCAGTGGCGCGACGATGCCGAGCACACAAACGCCCTAGCGCGATACCTCGATGCGCTGGCGAGCCCTAAGCCGCTACCTGAGCCCGATAGCAGCGGGGGCTATGGCTTCGATCCGCACCGCGCGCCGCACCCTGACTGCCCACGGTGTGAGGGACAAGGCGTACAGCGGGTGCGCATAGCCAACACGGCCGACGTGTCGCCGGGCGCGCGCAAGCTATACCGCGGCGTTGAGCTGTATGAGTCCGGGCAAGTCAAACGCATCCTCTTGAATGACCCGATGAGCGCCCGGATAGAACTTCATCGGTTACGCGGAATGCACATTGATCGCAGCGTGTCGGTGAACGTCAACGCCAACATACCGCAGCTCAAGGACATGACCCAAGAGCAAGCGCTAGATTTCCTCGAATCCATAAGGCCCACGCAATGACCGCCCTCGATCACTCCACAGTAGCCGCCGCAGCCTACGCCGCGATGTGCGCACCGCCGCCGCACGTTATGCTGGCGCTATCGCTAATAGCAGCAACCAGCCGCGCCGAGCGTGAAACGCTGCTAGCAACCAGCGACGATGCGACACGGGCGGCGGCTCTAGGCTACATCGCCGAGCCTGAGGCATCGCGGGAGCGGGATCGCCGCCTAGCGTGGATGCGGGCAGACCCCCGGCGCATCGCAGCGCTACGGACCTATTACGCCTCGCATCTAGCGGATTTCATTTGCGACCACGGGCAAACGGTAGACCCGCGGCTTATCGCACGCGGCAAGAGCGCATCTCTACCGTTCTTGCTGTGGGCTAAGCAGCGCGAAATGGTGGAGTGGATGCTAGAGCGCTGGCATTTGGGCGAGATGGGCGTGGTAGTGAAGTCTCGCGACGTGGGCGCATCGTGGCTTGCGATGGCGCTTCTAGGTTCGTTGTGTATTTTTAACCGAAACTTCGCTGCGGGCATCGCATCCGCTACCGAGGTAAAGCTAGATCGCAGCGGCGACCCCGACACCCTGTTCCACAAGCTGCGGACGTTTTTGGAATACTTACCGCCCGAATTTAACGGCGGATTCTCGGTAGATAAACACAGCAACTATTTGCGGCTGTCATTCCCGGAGACGGGTAGCAGCGTAACGGGCGAAGCTGGCGACCAAGCGGGCCGTGGCGGCCGTAAATCGCTCTACATCGTAGACGAGGCCGCGCATTTTTCCGCGCCTAAACTAATCGATGCGTCGCTGGCTGCTACCGCAGATGCCGTCATTCATATGAGTTCCGTGAATGGCGTAGGGAATAGTTTCTACGAGAAAGCCCACAACGGCGCTATCCCACGTTTTGATATCACATGGAGAGACGACCCGCGCAAAGACGATGTTTGGTATGCCGCCAAGGTGGCCGCGATGGACCCGGTAATTGTCGCGCAGGAGCTGGACTGCTCGTTTACTGCCTCCGTGGAGGGCGTGGTCATCCCCGCCGCGTGGGTGCAGGCTGCAATTAATCTTCATCAGAAGCTAGGAATAAGGCCAACGGGTCTGCGCAGTGCCGCACTTGACGTTGCGGATCGTGGGGCCGACAAGAACGCATTTGCCGTTCGTCACGGGATCTACCTGGAGCACGTCGAGTCCTGGAGCGGCAAAGGGTCAGATATCTTTGCGACCACGGCGAAAGCCTTCCGCCTTTGCGATGAATGGAAGCTAGACGAATTCGCTGCGGACATGGACGGCCTCGGTGCTGGTGTGCGTGGTGATGCTCGCGTGCTTAACGAGGATCGAGAGCGGCCGATTGATGTAACGGAGTATCGCGGCTCAGCATCGCCATTGTTTCCGAATGCGCTCGTGCCACGCACGGACCGTACCAACGCGGATTTTTACAGCAATCGAAAGGCGCAATCCTTTTGGCACGCGCGGTTCTTATTTCAGGAGAGCTACAAAGCCTCGCAAGGCTTGCCCTATGACCCCGAGGCACTGATATCGATTGATCCGAAAATCCCCGAGCTATCACGTTTGGTGGCGGAGCTGTCGCAGCCCACAGTGAAAGAGACTGCAACGGGCAAGCTCCAAATTGACAAGATCGGGGAAGGTTCGAGCCCAAATCTTGCCGACGCGGTTGTGATGGCATTTGCGCCGCGCGTGCTGGAATTGGCCATATCGGAAGAGGTGCTTCAATTGTTTGAGGACGACGCGCCGCCCGATCCATACGCGACTCACTACCCCCGCGGCTACGGCACGTAAGTTAGTTGTAGTGGGAAGTGTTCCGGCAACTAACTTCCACTACGCTTCAATCGTGACTTGGGGTGATTTTGGGAAACTTGACCCCGAGTCGATTCCGCGGGCCCGCAGCTTGCGCCTGTTGGTAGTGAGTTCGTTTCATGCTCAGCAAGTGCGCGGGCCCCTCTTAACGATTACAAGGATTTATGCCAATGGCTAAAGAATTCAAAGTCTCCGATCTGGCAACACATGTTGCGACACTTCACCGCTTCCTCGGTGATTGCATGATCGACGCAGACAAAAACACAGATGCGAAGATCTCGCGCGATTGCGCTCCCGTGCGCGACTCTGCGCAAGCGTTGCTCGATCTAGTTGGACCCGGTGAGGCCACAGACAGCGATCCCGCGGACCCGAGTGATACACCCGAGGACAAAACGCGCGGTAAGCAAGAGAAGGCCCACGACTCTAAGGCTCGCCGTCGGCTCGCGGTGGATTGGTCAAATCCCCGCATGCAGAACGCAAGCGAATCGTCACCGCTTTTCGATCATGGGCCGCGCCGCGCGCCAGCCCCGCTATTGAACGATCTATTCGGTGGCGAAAACACAAACGACGGCACGGCCACCCTAGAAAACATTTTTGGCACCAAGAGCTAGCGATGCGCTGGTGGCGACGCAAG